TCCCGTGCATCCAATTCAAAGATGACGTTCGACGGTGTGCGGTAGGTAACCGGGACCTTGCGATCGATTACATCCGAGCGAGTTGCAGCGGACAAATCAAGACCAGTAACCACCGAAGCGGAATAGTCTTGGGAAATCCACTCAACATCGCCAGCGCGTTGCATGGTGGTTTGATCCGAGAAGCGCGTTTGCACTTCGCGGGACATGACGCATTCAGCGTCAAAGCCTTCGATAACTGGTTCAAAGGCTACTTCTACGGCACGTGCCAGATTGTTAGGCATGATTCAGCTCTTTCGTAAATGTAAATGAGTTGTTGCGGTTACCCGCGCTTTACTCACCATTCACGGCGGTGGAGCCGAATCAATGCACTCGGTTTATAGTCCCGGACGACTTATTAGCGGTTTTACATCAGCTAATAGGATTTGTCAATCACTTGGCCTTATGTTTTGCCGCGTAATAAGCCGTGTAGTCTCCAGTCTTTTGCGCTTTTTCGTACAAGGCATTAAGGTTCGATGCACTAGCACCAGGCGTGCGGCCTGACCCGCTAATGGTGCGCTCGGGAGGTGGGGCGGCTTTCTTTTGTTGCGGCTTGATGTTCATTTCGATTTTCGCCAGTTCTTTGATGAATTTTGCGTCTGATTTGATGCTTGCCACTTTGCGCAGCGTTTCGGGGTTGGTTCCTAGTGCATAGGCCAGCAATGCAGAATCGTCAGCAACATCTAGCAGCATGGCTTGACGTGCCGGGCTAAGGATCGATACAACCTCATCCTCCGCTTCTTGCATCTTGTCTTGGGCAAAGCGTGCCTTACCCTTTGTGTAGGTCTCTTGAACCGATTGCCATTCCTTGTTAGCCTCCTCTTGAATAGCTCGCTGACGGTCTTGCTCTCGGTCATAAACGGATTTCTTTGCATACCACTTATCTAGCTCTCGCTGGAAAACTTCGGCATCGTATGAATCATCGGAATTGCCAGTGCCGGGATTTTCGAGCGTCGGCTTTTCTGGCAGCGTGTTGGACTGCTGCCCGCCACCCTTCAGGCGCTCCAGCTCGTCCGCGATGCGCTTCTTTTCCTTTTGTTCTTGCCTCAGAAGTCGGCGAAGCTCGTTAGGAAGGCTCTTACCCTTGTGCTGGCCTTCCTCTGGCTCTTCCTGCGGCTGATCAAGGGTTACAACAATCTCTTCCTCTGCTTGCTCTTCCTGATCGTCGCCAGCATCAACCTGCTCTTCGTCCAGTTGTTCAACTTCGCCTGAATCATCAGGCTCCATTTCTTCGACATCCGTACCGGGCACGTCTTCATCAGATAGGGGGCTGTTCAGCATTCATCGGTCCTTGCTCGGCATTCATAGGGGCCGGTCCCTGCTCGCCCACAGCGGGCGGATTCAATAGCGCTTCCTGCGCCTGTGCTGATTGGATGTCAATGCTGGTTATCTTGCTCAGCATTTCGACTTCAAGATCAGCGGCTTTAGCCATGTTCAGAACGACGTCAGAATCAGCCTTACGCGCTGCAGATTCCTCTTTCTTGGCGCTTGCAAGCAGGAATTGAGCATTAGGGTCCGGCTGCTGCGCCTGTTTAGCTTCGTCCATGCGCTTTTTGTCTTCGTCGGTAGGCTCAATAACACCCATTGACACCAGTTGGCGCCGCGCCCATTCACGAATGTCTGATTGTCCCTCTGCTTCCATCGACATCAATGCAGAGAGCGTCAGGATTCGTTTAGTCTGTTCGTCGGTGGTAATCATCGCCATCGATGTCATGGCTTTAACCGTTGCAGAGCGCCTTGATTCACTGGATGGACCCACGTCTACAGCCACGTCAAAATTAGCTGCAGAAAGGTCGTTCTCTGTCGTCTTGGCGCCGTCCGCATAACCGGACTTTAACAACTCTACGGACTCCGTAGCGCCTTGACGCGTGAGGCCTTTAAGCTTTCGGCCTTTCTCGATAAACACGTCTTTAGCCATCGATAGCCAAATCTCACCCGAGCGCTTTACCGCCTTTGCATGATTCGACATATAGATAAAGGCTTGCATGTCCAGGCGGGTCTGAATCAATTCAACAGCCTTGCCAGACTGGTTAGCCTCCATCTTCTCGCCTTGCTGCTGATTCCCCAGGATGTCCGACATATCCTGCTCGGTGATCTGGAGTAAAGCCGCCATAGGCTGAGAAAGCGCCGGGGGCTTGGTGTAGCTCATTGGCCCTACAGCCTCTAGCCCGCCCTCCTGATTGCGAAGCGCGTTTATCGTCAAGAATGCATTGTTGTCGATGTGGTCATTCGCCCAACGCTCCTCATGCCCTGCGATTTGCTCAGTCAGGAGAATAGGCTTCTCGATTGGAGAGACAGCAGCGATAAAGGCAAGCGACGACAACTGTATGTTTTTCAGTCGTTGCGGGTCTTTGGCTAGGCGGACATGGCCCATGAAACGCTCGATACCATCAACAAACCAGCGCTTACCGTAGCTGACAACGATAGGAATCTCAGTTCCTGCGATCTGCCCGCAATCCTCCAAAATCTCACTGCCATCCATGATGTACTTATGGATTCTTGATTGCTTGATCTTGCGAGACTTGATCAACTGCCAACCCGTATCCTCCAGAGTCTGGCGCATCTCCGGGTCTTCTTTGTACTCTTCAACGTTAACCTTCTTGGTTTCTTCACTGACCGGGTGTTGCCACGTGTCAATGACAACCTTGACGTCTTCCTTTTCGTACAGTTCGGCGACGTAAACAGTATCTGGAGTGTGCCAATCAAAGGTTGTTTCTATAGTTGTTCGGCCTTGATCAAAAGAGATAGGCTCTTTTCCCCACTCAGCGACAAACGCTTCACGCGTCATCCCGGTCAATACCCAGCATCGGCGGGCGTCGCTCTTGTCTTGCCGTTTCGCATCTAGGTCGAAGAACACGCATTGGTCAGCATCGACGATAGGCTCGATCTTGATTCTTTGCGCTTCGTTTTCTTCGTCGCCTTCATCCTCATAACAGGTCCGAAGCCTCCAGGCCCCCATACCACCGCCTACAGCCTCTTCAAAAGCATTGTCGTAAGCCTCTTCTGCGCATGAGTCCTGTTCGTCTGCCCGGTAAAGCATGTCGCATGTATCGGCCAAGTCCTGATTGTCTGATCCATCTTTAGAGATGAAATCGACCGTGATGCGATTGTTTCGATACTCGTTAATCAGTCGAATGACGGCTAGGTGAATCTTGTTAACCTCCACCTTCGGGCGGTTCTCGAACTGTTCGCCAAACTCACCCTCCCACATCGCGCCAGCAATCGAGTAAAAGCGACGATCTTGCAACGCCTGATCACGCTCGGGATATTGCGCCTCCCACACCCGATCAAATTCGGCTACTGCATCGGCGTGCAAGTCTTTTAGCTTCTGAGTTTGCTCCATCACCATTTCACTTTCACAGATGTATAACGGACCTCGACAGGCTTTTGGACATTCTGAGCACGTCTCGCGCCTTCGCATGCATACCTAAGCGCGTCAATCACATGGTTATCTTTGTCTGACAACACGGGTAGAACCTTATCCGTCAATGGGTCCACCTTGTAACTGTAATGCGTCAATTCGTCAATTGTATGCGTGCATCTCGGGTGGACAATAATATCGTGCGATTGTAGCCACGCAACCCCATCTTCTAGCGATTTGGCACCCTTTACCGCTGACATGATCTTGGGAAACCCATTCTTTCTCATGTGCGAAATCGTCTCGGGTCGTGCTGAATCGGCAGTGATTGGGTATTTCTCAGAATCCGGGACCGTCATAAACAGCGCTGGAGTGTCTGTAATCTCGCACCCAATACGATAGGCTTCGTAATCAATGTAAAGCTTTCTCCCGACGATATGGCATCGCACAAGTGTTGTCGGGTCAACAGAGAATCCCCAATCAGCCCCGAATCGGTGAACAGCGTCGGCGGGTGTGTCAAACTCTTGGATTGACCAGTTCTTGAACACCTTGGAGTCGGAGCGCTGTAGATACTTACCTTCCCAGACGTGCTGATACTTATCTACATCCCGGCTGCGGTCATACTCCATTTCAACCCGGAGCACGTCGGGAAACATCGGGTTGTCCCGCCAGTTGACCTCGATCACAGACGTACCGGGAGGCGGCTCTTCCTGCCTCAACAGCGCGTCAATCGGGTCTGTTGACTGTCTAGGGTTCCAGCTTGCCCAAATCTGCGACCCAGGCTTTCTAATCGTCGGCCTAAGCAGGTCTAAGGATCGTTGGCTAAGTGATTGCGCCTCTTCAATCCAGGCCGCGTCAAAACCCTCTAGGGATTTGATCGAGTCCGCAGTGTGATCCTGCATGCCCTGAAAGATGAACAGGCTTCCATGAGGCCCTATGATTCGGCTTTGCTGGCAGTCGAACATATGCCCGACTCCAAACTCTTCTATCTTTGCCTCTAGCAACTTCTTAACCGACTGGTCAAGCGTCTTTTGCACCTCACGAACACAAACCAGATGGAATTTGCCCATCAGTGATCGCTCGATAGCGTGTTCGGCAAAGAAATGCGACTTACCAGACCCCCGCCCACCATGAGCACCCAGGTAGCGCAATCCATCCTGCAGCAGCGGAAGGAATACGCGAGGCGTCTTTATCGTGAGTGTCGTCACTTGCTCAGTATTGTTCCGACAACAGCGGCAATCGGTAGGCCAAAGACAAGCGCCGTATAAAGAATGGCAGCAATGAATAGCTTAATGACGTACATCATTTGGCGGGATCAACAATCACGCGCTGGATTGTCTCGATCTTGACCGGCGCATCAGGGTCACCAGCGATTTCCAGCTTCTCGCCATATTTCTTAGGCCGAAGCTTCCCAGCCATCCATTTGCGGGCATCTACTCGCAGCCGGTTCCGCTGCACCGCAACGTTGTCAAATACCACTTCGGTATTGCCATCGCCATCATCGTCCTTGGTTCCATGCTTATCGGCCCGAACAGTGGTGCATTCCTCATCGGCAATGTCTAGCACTTCCTCAAACAACGCATCAGCTTGTGCTTCACGCGCACGTGCGTATTGTTGTTGAAATGTCGTCGATTCAGACAGCCAACGACAAACAGTCCCAGCGCTTGGCATTCCGTCGTCTTTGCAAATTGCACGCAAGCTGCGACCCTCTGCCAGCTCTTGGCATATGTAATCCGCTTTGTCTTGCGTGAATTCACTTGGTCGGCCTGCCATCTTCTATCCTCTCAACAATGTATTCTTTGCCGCCTGACTCGAATCTATCGCCTTGTTTCAGCGTGTTTGTGCTTTCCCGTGCTGAAAACGTGTATAGCTCTTTTGATCCTGTTTGCCATGCGGCTTTGGCATAGATCGTTATTTCGTCTGGATATTCATACATCATGAAACGTTAGCACTCGCTCACAATT